ACGATGCCTCCAGCGTCTTTATGGACTGGTTGACCTCAACCAGCCGAGCCACCTGGATGCTCGAAAGAATGTTGCCGGCCGACTCCGCTTGATCGCCAAGCTGCTTGAAACCTGCGCCGTTGTTCCTGAGCAGTGGAATCAGCGCTGTAGCCTCATCCGCCATGGCCTCCATGTAGGTGGTCATCTGCTGCTGGTTGAGCCCCGCCTTTTCCAGCGAGTTGTAGTAGAGCTGCAGGGCCTGTGGACCGGACAGGTTGGCGAACATCTGAGCGGTGACGCCCACCCGAGGCGCGATCTCCTTGAAGAAGTCCGCCATCTCGCCACCGCCGCGCGAGATGAACTCCCCGGCGCGGTCGGTGGTGTCCTTGTAGATATCGGCCAGCTTTTCCTGCTCGACACCCACGGTTCGGGCGCCGGCGGCCATGCGCTGGAACTCGGTGGTGGAGGTGTTCGACAACGTGGAGAGGTTGCGCACTTCCTGCGCATACTCGGTCGTCTTGGTGGTGATCGCCACCAGCCCCGCGATCGCAGCCGTTGCGGCCAGGCCCATGCCCGTGAATGCCGCGCTGATCGAGCGCTGTAGCACGCTGGCATTGGCACCGGTGCGGTCGAAGGCTTTATCGACCACACCCAGGCTGTTATCGATTTGGCCGGACGTTTTGGCCACGGCCGTTTCGCCCCGCGCCAGCTCTTGGCGCAACTGAGCGGTGGTGGCCTCGATGCGTACGAGCATCCCCTGGACGTCGGAATCAGCCATGCGGGGCCCCTAATGATGGTTCACGGATCTACAGCGCAGCCTTGCGCCCGGTCAGTGCCTGGCGCAGTTTTTCAGCCACGGTGGTGGGTTTGGGTTTTTCGGCCGATCGGCCACTGCCAAATGGGTTGGTGATACGAGCCCATTCGATCTTGGCGTCCATGGCAATGAAGAGTTCGGGGAGAGGCGTTCGCCAGGCAACGTCTGGTGCCCAGCCTAACCAGCCGGTGGCCACCGCAAATAGGCGGTCCACATAGCTGCCGTCTTCGACGGCGCTTACGCCTTCCCCGCTTCGACGTTTCCCGGCGTGTCGCCGCGGGGGTTGTACAGCGCACCGAGGTAACCGGTTAGCTGCGCGGCAATGCCGGACACGCCGGCCAGCCAGACCTTTTCGGGCATTTCGCGGGAGGCATCGGCGCTGAGCCCGGCGCCGGCGGCGATGATCAGCGCCACACCGTCAACGCTCAGCACACGCAGCGATTCAGCGGCGCCGCGCAGGCCACCAAAGTGCGCCTCTATCTTGCGCACCGCCGCCAGGGTAATGGTCAGGTCGAACGATTCGTCACCGACCTGCACCGAGGTCGCGCCGTGTAGGGTTTTGCTCATGGATCAATTCCTTGGGAGGCGGGGCCGAAGCCCCGGCAATCAGGCGGCAGGGCCGGCGATCACTTCGATGATGTCGGAGTTGATGCCCATGGTGATATTGCGGCGGACGACGTTGTCGGCAGCGCCCGGTGCCACGGTGTTGTTCATCACCTTCACCCGGAAATAGAAGGTGGTCGGCACCACTACCGGGTTGGCCGTCGGGTCGCCATCGTTCAGAGTGACCTTGATGTTGTAGTCACCCTTGGTACGGTCCTTGTGCGCGACCTTCACGGCCTTCTGGCCGAGGTCGCCGTTATCGAGGCCCACCGTCAACGTCAGGTCACCCGCGTCGGCGGTGCCCTTGTACTTGCGCACGCGGCCATCCTTGAGCGACGTGAAATTCACGCTGCTGAAGGTGTCGCCGAACTCGCCCAGATCCTCGATTTCGCCCACGTCGACGTAGACGTCCTTTTTGTAATCGACTTCGGTGTTGGCACCGGTCTTGGTGCCGATGCCGAGGCGGCACCCGGCGGCGGTGTTCAGATTGTCGGCCATGGAAATTCCTCCAAAAGGCACATTGGATAAAGCCGCGAGGCGGCCGATGTTGAATCAGTGAGTGGTGATGACGCGGACCGTGATAGCGCCCATGTAGGTGACGCCGTCGGCATCGCGCTGCGCATCCGCGCGCTCGACCCGGACAGACACCGCCCGGCCCTCTTCCAGCGGCAGGCGGCGCTCATCCAATGCGGCTGTTACTTCGGCGTTGATGCGCTTCACCTCGGCCTGTCCATGGGCATCTGACCAGACGGTGAGATAGATCAAGCGCATCTGCCGCTTGCGGCCGGCGATAGGGCTGATGTTGGTCGAGATTTCGCGGTCGATGGAGAGGTACGGCATCGGCGTGTCGAGTGGCGCGCCATCGTAAATGGGGCATGACACTTCGGCCTCCAGCCGCGCAACCAGCGCAACCTGAAGAGCAACGGATGGATCAGCCATCGCTCACCCCCTGGCTGGCCTTCTTCAGCGTTCGGTTCACAGCAGCGCGAATGTCCGCCAGCACCACCTCACGGTTCACGTCCAGCGCAGGCCGCAGCCATGGGTGTGCCGGTAGCGCGGGAATGTCTGGGTACTTGCCGAAAAAATGGCTACCGTCAGATTTGTTCTTGACCGAGCGGTTGCGGTTGCCAGCGCGCTTCTTGCGGTCGTAACCCTTGGTTCCATACTCCAGAAACCGCAGATAGAAAAATCGGCGGTTGTCCTTTTTGCCCCGGATGCCGATCTGCGCATCCAGCCCGCTCTTGGACACGAACGCCTGCAGGGCGCCGGCCGCCTCACCCGTGTCGCGCGGCACGGTCGCCTGCATGGTGGCCAGGATCTTGTTGGCGGCCTCCTGCATGGCCGGGCGCAGTTCGTTGTCCATCGTCTGATGGATATTGCGTAGCGTCCGGCGCAGCTTGAAGTCGCCGGACATGCGGGACCGGCGCGCCACGGCTTACTCCTTGGCCTTGGTGGGCTTGGTCGGGGTGCTCGCGTCGTCATCGACTTTTGCCACCAGGCCGCGGTCGATCAGCGACTGGGCGGTGGTGGCGTCGGTGACAAACTCGTCGCCGGCGGCGCGATCGCCTACGGTACCGGACAGATCGGCCAGTGCTCGAACTTTCATGGGAATATCCTCAAGGGTTGGGAACGTTGGTGCAGAGCAGACGGAGCATCGAAAGCTCGTTGTCCGGCAGCGCTGCCACGATCAGATAAGTGACACCCCTGTTCTCCAGGCGGCAGCCGGCGACCAGATCAGCGCGGGGCCTGACTCGCACTTCTGCGGTCACGATCGCAGATAGCTGTTCAGCCACCGCTTCGATGCGGCCGGTGGGCAAAGTGAACTCGGCCCACAGCTGGCCAGAATCGACCCAGGTGTCATCAAAGCCACCGGTTCGATTCTTGACCCGCACAGGTTTGTAAAGGGTGGGACGGTGTCGCAGAGGGCCGGCTCTCATCAGAATTTCTTCCTGTACCAGAGCAATCGATCAACCGCCAGCGGCACCTCGGCAGGCGCGCCACCGATAACCACCGCTTCACGGTTGGCGTACCAGTGGCCTACCAACAGCAGGACCGCCTGCTGCACATCCTTGGTCAGCGCCATCTGGTCCGGAAGTACAGGGACGCCCTCGACCAGCACACGGTCGCAGTGCTGTTCGACGTGAGCCAGCGCGGCCGCCATATAGCCTTCGATCAGCTGATCCTCTTCGACCCCGTCGACGCGCAGGTGCGTCTTGACCAGGGCGAGCGCGATCATTACGACGCCTCTTTCTTGGCCTTTTCCTCGGCCTCAAGGCGATCGGCTTCATCCTTCTCAGCCTGCTCCTTCAGCCGCTCCTGCTCAGCTTTTTCAGCTGCCGCCTTTTCTGCTGCCGCTTTCTTTTCGGCTGCCGTGGCCGGCTTGGTTTCCTTCGGTGCAGCACCGTCGGTAACCTGAACGGCCAGGCCCTTGCCGATCAAACCATGGGCGTACTCGTCCTCAACATCCTCGAGGACTTCGCCGGCGCGGATCCGCGCGAACGCCACGCCCAACTTGGTCGGGTCACCTTCAAAGCCCCACAGGGTTCGAATTTTCATGCTCACCTCAACAAAAAGGGGCCCGCAGGCCCCAGTGACAGGAAGGATTACTTGGCAGCTGCGAAGCGGCCTTTGACGAAAGCGTATGGACGGCGAACCGCCAGGCCCAGGCGCTCTTCCACCAGCAGCACGCGCTGGTTCTTCACGAAGTCGTCATTGATCCAACCCACCTTCACAGTGAAGGCCATGCGGTCGTACAGGCGGGCGTCCTGGGCAAACGAGCCAACCACGAATTCACCGCCGGTTGCCGCGACACCGCCAGCAGCAGGCACGCCTTCGTCCATGCTGTCGGACACCACGACCGGGCGACCCCACAGCACAGGAGTGACCATGCCCTGCAGGTTGGCGAACAGGTAGCGGCTGTCTGCATCCTTGAGCAGCTCGATGTTCATCCAGTCCAGGTCGGTCATGACGATCGCGTCAGCGCCGCGCTTGGACTGCTTGCGGACCTGGTAGATCGCACGACGCACGGTATCAATCGCCGTATCACCAGCCTGGCCCAGGGCAGCGTTGAAAGCGCTGGCCTGGGTCATGATGCCGTTCAGGTTGTTGCCCTGACCGTCGCCTTTGAGGATCTGCCCTTCTTCCTTGAGCTTCAGGTCGTAGCGCAGCAGTTCCTGGATGTAGCTGTACAGCTGAGGGATGTCGTCGAGCGCTTCGTCGGTGACCGGCATCCACACGGCGATCTTGCGCACGTTGTCGGTTTTCTGCTCGAACGTGACGTCGCTAGACGGCTTGGCCGCGCCTTCGGCAACCATGCCAGCACCACGGGTATGCAGCTTCTCGAGGAAGTAGCTGTAGCTCTGGCCATCCACTGGCGTGGTGGGGATCAGGTCGCGGATCACCAGATCCTGGCGCGGTCGATCCTGGATGACAGGATCCCACTGCGTGGGCACCAGACCGGCGCTTGTCAACTTGGTTTCGGACATGGAAGCCATGTCGGACTTGGTGATTTCGATCTCGGCCTGGTTCTGGTTCTTCTGCTGCAATGCCTTGTAGGCGTCGTTGCCCTTGACCAGATCGATGAAGCTTTTCTTCTCGCCGACCTGGTTGCGCAGCTGGATGCCTTTTTCTTCGAGCTTCTGCACTTGCTCGATGACGCGCTCGATCTCGCC